TTGCATTTGCACTCCCCACGGTCCCGGCGGCTTGAGCGGCAGCTCCAGCCGTCGAGAACTGCCCAGCGTTGGTAGTCGCCTGGAGGCCCTGCTGGCCCGTGAACGCCGCGGCGTTCTCGCCAGTCTGTCCGAGATCCGAATACATGTTGTAGATTTGTTGGTTCTGGGTGAGGTAGTTCTGAAATTGCTGCTGATACGTGGTGGAGGCGAGTCCCTCGGCGTAGTTTGCGGCGCCCTTCAGCGCCGCACCACTACTCCCGAGTCCCGAGGCTGCGAAGCCAGCTTGAGTGGCGAGTTGTCCCTGCTGGAGCGCAAATTGATAGCCGGGGGTTTTGGAAAGCTGCGCGGTAGTAGGCTGGAAGGGAGCAGTGAGAGTCGGGAGTTCACCCTGGAGAGTCCCGAGTGCACTCTGCCCTGCGGTCACAAACGGCGCGAGATTCTTCTGCGTCGTATTGAACATCGTGAGTTGGTTGTTGGAGGCGGTGGTCGCAGCAGCGGCTTGCTCTCCTGCGGCTTGCTTCGCGGCGTTGGCTTGAATGAGCCCTCCGCCGACGGCGCCAGCAGCAGAGACTCCCGCGCCGATGGCGAGAGCTGTGGGAACGGAGATACTAGGCATGACGAACAGCCTCCGGTTCGAGAAATTTGGTCCATTCATGAGCAGATTCGACGAGCCCGAATCTCCGATACACGACTGACATAGCGCGAGCGCGACCGACTTCAGGATGCCTCGCAATCACCCTTACAGGAGCAAGGATTGACGAGAACTCGTTCATAGAGAACCTCATCATTCGAAAAGCGAGCTGGAGTCCAGCCCATTGAGGCCTCACAAAGAGATTCCCTTGGCGAATGATGCGACTTCCCTTCGACTCGAGATTCGGTTCCAGCATCCAGGTCATGTAGCCAGCGAGGCTCCCATTGACACGAGCGCCGACAATATGGAGCCAATGACTTCGGTGGAGAGACTCGAGGGCATCGACGTTCGGGTCGTGAGGCTCGAGACGGCCTTGAATCACCCTGACTTCGGCTTGATGCTCGAGGACCAGAGCCTCAGCTTCGGCCCAGAACTCTCGCCAGCTTCGTTCCCACGCTATTGCAACTTGCGGCACGAGGGCAGCTCCCGAGTCTGGCGGAGGACTTCAGCAGCGAGGACTTCGGTAGCAGATTGTCGACTCGCAAGTTGCTGTAGTCGATCCTCCATGTGGATTTGGATATTGATAGTAGCTAGCTGCTCATCCCACTCGTGATCGAGTTCCTCTCCAAGCAGCCACATCCAAAGCCAGCGACGAACAGGGGTGAGGGAGAGACTTGGGTATTCGATGCGCTCAGCGCCACCTGCGACCTCGACTTCATCCAGCATCGCGTCACGGATAGCGAGTTCTCGAGACGTGAGCGCGCCGAAATGGGCGTCCACGGCGGCGAGAGATCGCTCGACCTCGACTAACGGCCGTCGAATAGTGACGAATTTGGCCTGTGGGAGCCTCGCTCGAATGAGTCTCCAACCCTGGACCCCTGCGGTCTCCACAGTCCCTCGCATCCCCTTTGCGAAGCAGGAGAAGAAGTCCTCAGGAGAGTCACAAGAGATGAGGACGTCGTGACCGACAGAGGACTGGCCATGCGAGAGCCAGTGACTTAGCCATGCTGAACGACTCCGAGGGAGGGAGAACACCACGAAGGGATCACGAGGACCACGACTCAGAATCTCATCTTGCATCGGAGCCTCATGAGTAAGGGAAGAAGACAACTTGAGGTGGAGTCGCTCCATACCAGGTGATTCTCACGAAATCCCCAGGCTCGACAAAGAGATAGCCGCCCACGAGAGAGGCCTGGTAGTAGGTGGCGTTGTCACGAGAAACCTCGACTTGGCCATTCCCCACCAGCAGATTGCCGAACTTCGTGACAGCATAGACGAAGGGACTCGGCGTACCGATCGGCACAACAACCGGGGCTCCGCCCTTGGCGGGTTGGATTTGGACAGTCCCTATGGCGACATTAGTGGCACTATTGTACATCACGACTGAGCCATTAGGCTCAACAACGAGATAAGCGCTAGCGGCAGACGTCGACTGCCCCGATCCAAGTTTCTTCCAGAGACCAACGAGGAGTCGATGCCACTGTGGAGTGATTTGTCCAGTAGAGAGGTTCACGAAGGGGGTGATGAGCCTCGGAATGGTGTCCTGTGGGGGACTTGCGGAGGAGTTCGTCATGACAACAAAATCTCCCCATCAACCCATCCACCTCCAAGAGAAGTCTTTCCAGGATATGACCACGAGAGCTCGAGAACAGGCCACCTACCCACTCCGAGGGGGCTCCACGCAGGGAGCGTCCGATACTCGCCGGGGTGACCAGCAGATTGCAGAATGCCGTTGTCGTAACTCCGACCTCGATCAAACGATACGCGAAGCGTGATCGAGGGGGGTGTGTCGTTGACCCCATCGGGGGAGTTCCCACACTCCAGTTCGGCAAAGAACGCCTTGAGTCTCACGCGACGATAGTCGATGGGCTGGGGAATGGGGAAGCCGATTCCCTTGAGTTGACTGAAGGTCCTCGTTCTCGTAATTGGTCGATCGAAGACCCCCTGGCCATCCCCGTCATCACAAGTGTCGAAGTAGTGATCGAGATCGAGGGCATAGAGAGCCCCGTTCTGCCAGTCCTGGACGACATTTGTGTTCGCGAGATAAGCGTAAGAGATCGCCCGCTCGCGGTGGAGGATGCCATTGGAGTCCGAGAAGCCCCGCTGGTGCCAAGCCTCATCAGGAGAGTCGATGGACTCATCGAAAACCCAAGTTTGGTCCCCAGCTTGGAACGTCAGGACATAAAAGACATGGCCTTCCTGAGTATAGCAGTTGCCCACGGCGTCTGTGATGTCGATTCCAGCCTTCAACATCTGCGTGATGGCATAGGAGATGGCGTGGTTGGACACGACTCGAGTTTCGTAGCCACGTTGTCTCAGCACGAGACCGGTGCCTCCGAACCCCTGCCCGAGCCAATAGACGTCATTGTTGATTCCAGCTACGCTTCGCGGGGCGACGACTCCCCACTCGATATAGGCCCCCGGAAGCAGCGCGAATGGGAAGAGGGGATTTCCTGCGTCGTACCAGATCTCGGAGCGGACCTCACCAAACAGGAGGAGTTGGTGCCAGTTGACATACAAGGTTTGCAGTAAGTCGGGGTAGCCGGTCTTCCCAGCCACAAAGGTCGCATTGAACGTAAGTTGATTGGACTCCGTGGAGCCAAAGAGAATCGAGTTTTGTTCCGCCCACAGCATATAGGTGTCGAGGTAGTCGACCTTCAGACTCCCTGTGAACGTCCCAGTGGCATCGACGATCGTAGCATAGGAACTCCCATCGAGAATGTTAAAGGAGTAACCTTTGGTCGAGGCGTCGACGAGGAATCCGGTAGTGCCGTTGTCAGTTAGAGAACAGAGGTTTGTCAGTGGAACGCTGAGACTCCCAATCTTCGTCATCGCCCAAGTGAGGGGATTGATGGAGTAGACGTTTTGCCCCACAACACAATAGCCCTCGCCACGCGACGTGCGGAAGACTCCTCTACCGACTCCCGCCTGCGGCGGTGCCGCCAGCAGTCGATAGCCCGGACGCTCGATATGAACGAGCGTCGGAGGTCCATCTGGACGACCCTTCTCTGGATAGAGATTGACACATTTCATCGCCCCTGCGATGGGGCTTCTCGGTGCCCAAGCTCCACCAATCAACTCGAGCCTCACGAGGCCTCCTCCTAATAATTCTGGTCGGAGAAGATATCATACAACCCTCGGCGAGCGAGATGCCGAGGCATATTGAGAATCGCAATGGCAGCATTGGCGGCTCTCAGGACTGACGTCGAGTCACTCGCAATCTGCGCAAGACGATCTCCCGGAGGAGTCAAGATGCCGTACTTTGGCCGGAGATCGAGGGCGAGATTCGACGAGATCGCACGATAGTACTCGAACGGGAGTTCGACAATGTCGGTGAGCTTGAAGCCAATGGGGAGTTGCTCTCTCGCAGTCGCGACAATCGCATAGATCGAGGCCTGCGGCCACGGCCAGAGATAGAGTTGGCCCAAGGGCCACGCAGGGTCGTAGAAGTACCAGAGGGCGAAATTC